TTAAGTCAAGAGATTTGATTAAGTGTTGCTAAACCTAAAAATCTAAATATTGTAATGTACATCCAGCCTATGTCAAATTCCCAAGGCTTACGACTAAACTTTGGACTTGCTGGATTTAAGTGATGATTGTTATGTAATTCTTCGCCAGCTACAATAATTCCAATTGGACTAATGTTACGACTGTAATCGTTAGTTTCACCATTGCGGTACCCGACCCAATGACCCAATCCATTAATTAATGCAGCTGCACCAACAGGTATCCATAATATTTGTATAATCCATATTGCCAAACCCACAGGACCAAATAATATTAAATCTATTAGTAACATTAGTAATAGACCAAGTCTCGGATATGCTGTGTATAATTTACGCTCGATCCAATCCTTGGGTGTACCTTTACCATATTTCATAACAAAGGTTGCATCTTTACAAGTGTTATTATATAGTAACATACCAGTAAACATAACAGTCATAATACCAAAGATATGAGGACTATGTGGATCACCGATAATGTCAGTCGATTGATGATGTTTGCGATGTACTGCTACCCATTGTTTAGTAGTCATACCAGTAGTCATCCACAACCAAAAACGCATAAAGTGTGCGAGCCCCGGATGGAACTCAACACCTTTATGACTTTGGCAACGGTGTAGATAAAGCGTAACACACACTATTGTAATGTGTGTTACGATTAAGGTATATAAAAATAGTTGCATCACGTTCTAGTATGGAAGATTCCATGCACCATTAGCGAATATGATTGTTACAACAGCAGAACCGGCTGCAAATGGAAGCCAACTTGGCCTTGCGCCTTCACTAATATAAATTGGACCTGCGCCACTTGACCAACGAGCATTATCAAAACTTATCGTTGTTGATTCACTGCCGTCATTATGTATATTTGCCGGAACAAGATACATAATTTGTCCATCAGTTCCTGGAGGAATATAATAATGTGGGGCACCTGTTGTTGCTTGTGGTACTAATTTATTAACTAATGCAGTAATATCAACAGTAACCGTTGTACTGGTATATGATGAAGTGTTTGCAGTTGTAATAATTGCACCAGGTAATGTCAACGAACCATCTGTGCCAAAGGTCCATTTAGGTAAAAGCGCAGTACCGGATACTACTACATTTGTAATAATGTCATCGACTGTGGTAACAGTTAATAGGCAGTCGTTGGCAGGGGAAGTACCGCCTAAGTCTACACCCGATATTGTATAAGTTGGATTAGTTCCGTTCTGTATAGATGCTGGGTAACCACTAACTGAATATGTTCCATCGTTGTTAATATTGACAGTAGTAATACTAAAATATCCAGCATAAGTTCCCGGATGAACACCGTTTACACTGCCATTGCCACTTTCAAAATACGCTGTGTAAAACGGACCATATGTAGCAGGTAATTTAGTTTGTATTGTTAATGGTGTATTAGATGTGGTAATAGCATTGTTAGGAAATGAAGTTGTACCATCTGTGCCAAACTGCCAGAAATGTCCTTCAGTACCATAAGTACCAATACAAACTTTACCGTCAACAGCAATTTGTACAAACTGATTGTCATCGCCTAGGAACAAATCAGTGTCTGTGAGATCGCCTGAAGTTAAGTGTAGGTGATTGCCGTCTGGATTAGGAGCTGTGGGATATATTCTTAATAGTTGATTATTATGGCTGACGCGGCCTGGTTTGATCTCAACAGCCTGGCCATTACCGCCTGCACCTGGGGCTAACGGTGTATCATTGATAGTGCTACCAAATGGTAATGTTAATATACCATTGGTGCCAAATGTCCACGCCTGATAAGAACCTGTGTTATCAAAGCGAGTATTGATTAAAAAATCTGTTCCGTTTGGACCAAAGATACCAGCAGAGCCTTCTAGAGATCCAATTAGTTGTCCATCTGGGAATGTTAGCAAACCATCTGTTCCAAAGACCCATTTTGAATCGCCGGGAGTAGCACCAATATTGGTATCTAGCGTTATGTTGCCATATGACCCAACATAACCTGGGTGTCCACTACCGCCTAGCTGAACCCCGCCCGTCCAAAATTGACCGTCATCGTTCAGTAATAATTTATGTCCATTCCATCCTAACCAAAGTCCTTGTTGTGGCGAGCCAAGAGCAGAAGTGATTGTACCACCACCCGGTAATGTTAAACTGCCATCACCACCAAATTGCCAAGTACCTGCTGCTGTGTTAATTTGTACGCCGCCTATAGAACTAAATGCTGTTGCTCCACCCTTAAGGTCAGAAATGGTAGCAGAGTTAGGCAATGTTAAATTGCCATCGATACCAAAGTTCCATTGTTGTGCGTTGCCACCTAAGTTACCAGCACCAATAATAACTCCATTACGTCCTGCTGGTATTTTTGTATAATTCCAATCATCTCCTAAGAATAAGTCACTGGTTGGGGCTGTGCCATTACTACCATCAAAGGCAATATGAAAATGTTGTGGAACGCCGGGCATTTCCATATTAGTACCGATATTTAATGTTCCACGGTTGGTAATTACTGTCATTCCATTATCAACTCTAACAGTATCTTTAAAGAATATAAAATTACCAAGATTCTCAGTACCGGTATGTGTCGAAGTAACACTGCCCGACGATAATGTGATTGCGTATGTGTTAAATTGAGATAAGTTACCTGTCTGAGTTACTAATCCAGCATCAGCAGTATTAAACGGTGTAGTTAATATACCAGATAAGTTACTTGCTGCAAATGTATATTCTCCCATAGTGACTTCAACCCCACTTGTAGCAGTTTGAAATACTAGACCGTTCCACTGTGATGGGCCACCGCCGAAATAAGGAGGAGTTTGTAATCCACCCACGGCAAATAAACCATTTCTAACTGCTAACAAGCTGCCGCCAGCAATACCATTAGTGAAGAAATTAAAATCTACTTGCCAATTAACTGCCGATGAAAATTTACGTTGCCATATAACTGCACCACTTGTATCATATTTGGCTATTAATTTATCAAGTCTTATATCAGGGCCAGTAATAGCAGTTCCTGATGTCGCTTCTAAGTATAAGAAACCATCTTGGCCGCATACTATACTAGATGCAAGCTCATTACACGGTCCTTGTACTTTACGTGTCCATTGTGCCACTCCTGAACTGTTAAGTTGCGTTACGCTAAGACCGGTACCACTGGCCCAATCGTAAGTACCAAGTACGTAAATATTTCCGCTACTATCTATATCTGCATCAGCACCACGACACTCAAAGCCAGCATCCATTAATAATTCTTTTTGCCACTGTATTGCGCCAGTACTATCATATTTTACAACTAATTGACGATTAGTAGAATCACCAACGTCATATCTATTGCCAACCGCAACAATCTCGCCACTTGGGCCTACTCCCATTCCGTATGCTTGAGAACTGCCTGTAGCCGCAATTAATTCTTGTTGCCAGATAACTGCTCCATCTGCACTAGCAACTTTTAATATAGTAATAGCAGTAACTGATGATATACCAACTATAACTGGGTTGCCATCCGATGCTACGTCAATAACATACCCATTATCGTCTTGTGGTGTGCCGTAAGTATTTGTCCATACTGCCACCAGTTCGCTAGTTAATTTAGTAATAAATATCTCAGTATCAAGTACGCCGGCAGTGGAACCGGTAATGTATATACTATCGTCATTTAGATCAACTGCCAGTCCCCAGCCATCAATATTAAAAGTATCAGCATAGTTAACTTGCCCGATTAATGACCCGTATTGATCAAACTTCATAACAGTGACAAAATCTGGTCCATTTGAATAATTAAGTACTAGCGCAATAATATTACCTTGACTGTCATATTCTGTAGATGTTACTGCTATTGGATTAATAGATGAATTAACAGGATATGATAATTTGTTAACCCAGCTATGTGTGTCGATTGCACCATCTCCCGGATATGCTGTAGTTTGTACTGTGTTGTCTGGGAACGTAATTACTCCATCTGTGCCAAATGCCCACGTATTGTTATTGGCAACAATACGGATATCATTTCCAGCTGAATTAATAATTTGATCACCAGCAAATGCTATGTTGCCTGTTAAGGGAACACCATCAGTTATAAAGAAGTTGCTGGCTGCGATATTACCTGTTGTACTAAAACTACTAATACTACCGTTGCTTAATATGGGTTGTCCGTTAATACTCAATGAAGTATTATCTGCGCCCAACGTTAATGGCACACCATTGATGTAAATGGTGTTATTACTAACAAACAAATCCTTCCATTGACTATCAATACTACCTAAACTATAAACATTATTTGCCGATGGAACGATGTTACCATCAAACGCACCTAGATACGTAGCAACATTTGAATCACCGTATGGGTTATATCCGATACTTGTCAAATAAGCCGCAACATTAGCGTCACCATAAATGCTGCCACCAGTACCGCCTGTGCCCGTACCTATTAATGTACCACCTACAGTTACGCCATCGTGTACATATACATTTAATGTATCAGTATCTAATACTAACTCACCCAGCGGTCCAAGATATGTACTCGATACCGCAGTATTGCCTCTTTTTAATAATACTTGTTTGCTATATGATATTGTCATTATATTGTTCCACCGTCAATTACTTCATCTGAGTTTAATGTGAGTGGCATGCTTTCATACCAACCCGGTAATACTTCTAAATCTAACAGTGCGCCAAAGTTGCTGTCAATATACAACGGGCGTTCTGCATTATTACTTTGTTTAATTAATTTAATAGTTAGTTTATAGTATCGTTGATCTAACGAGTTTACAACATCACGTGTAATAATTACCGTACCTTGTCCTGTTGTTATGTCTGTCATGTCTACAGCTAAACTTTCCATCGACCCTTGTACTAATGGATCTTGTATGTCTATTTGTACTGCATAGCCCGTCAAATTTACTGATTTTTGATCTTGATTCTTAATATGAACTTGAACAGGATTATCTATTCCTTGGTAAATTTTGATTGGTCTGCTATACACGACATTATTCCTTGTTTTAATTGTGGGATTTGTGTCCAGAATCTGAACCTCGATAATATTCTCGTATAAATATGAAGTAATGAGTGGCACTATGTTTTATCCCTTATCACATATTTATACGGAATCCAATGGAAGACAGTCACAAGATTTTATTAGATCAATACCCTTTCATGTCGTTCTTAACGTATGGTGGTAATGAATATATTGGCGTGGTTCAGAACGCAGATGAATTCATCACCACTATATATGACTTCGCTGCACTACGAACATTGGAGCAGAAAACAGTGTTTTTAGCTATGGCAGATCAGTGGTGGTGGGAGAGTAATAGACTTATACCTATTAACGTATTTTTAAAGCAGGATTGGGTAGAGTTTAGAGTTTGTTTAAAAACATTCAACAGTAAAGATGTCGTAATACAACACGGGCCGTACGTAAGTCTAAGAGAAATTGCAGCAAAGCGCAGTAAGCGCCGTTCCATCACGTTGGTAAGACGTGTTCAATAGATAAATATTAATGTAGTTCACGATACTAGACATATCCAACTACTCTATAACTATTTAGGAGTTACAGCTATGTTATTTATTAATAACAAATACACTATCTGGTATTATAATATAATCAATACCGCAAAATCACAGAATCGAAAAAAATTAAAAAAAAGTAATCCCGAGTATGTATATTACGAAACTCATCATATTATTCCTCGTTCTTTATTAGGAAGCAACGAATTAGGTAATTTAGTTAAATTAACAGCAAGAGAACATTTTATTTGTCATTGGTTATTAAGTAAAATTACCACTGGCCCAGGTCGAACATCGATGATTTTTGCGTTGTTTTCAATGAAGCGAATGTCTGTTACTCAACCTAGATATACCACTAACATCACTAGCAGGGTGTATGAAAATTTAAGAATAGAAAGATCAAATTTGGTAACCCAACAATTAACAAAGCGTGTGTGTTCTGCAGAAACACGACAAAAAATTTCCAATGCACAAAAAGGTATCGCACGAAAGAAACATTCACTCGAAACTAAATTAAAAATGAGCGAAGCACACAAACACAGAATACCCGATTCAGAAGAAACCAAACGGAAGAAATCAATCTCACAAACAGGCAAAGTATCGAAGTTGAAGGGAATACCATTATCCGAAGAACGAAAGGCTAAATTAAGAAAACCAAAACCTGTTAGAACAGAAGAGCATAAAAGAAAATTAGGAGATGCTGCCAGAAAAGTTGCCGAATTAAAACGATTACAACATTAATTGTTCTTCTATTAAATTCATATTAACAACAACTAATTGGCTGTACGAAATCGAATGCGCCTTCTTAAAGTAATAAGTATCATCATCGGGTTTATCCCACACAGTTTCAGCAACTTCTTTCCAAGTTTTACCAACCAAGTGTCGCTTTGCAGGACGTATGATAGCAAGGAACATTGCTAGTCGCGGAATAGTGTTTACTGCTTCGGGCATTTTAATCAATGTATCATAATGTGCATTTACATGCATCAATTGCGCACAGAAGTCTGGGTCATATAGTCGAGCCCAGTCCGGTTCACGCATAAGTTCAATTAAATGTGCTTCGTCACGTACTTGCTTGTATAAGTTTACGTTAAGAAAGTCCAGTTTAACATAACCTCTATCTTCAGCAACATCATAATCAATACTTGCTTGTGCTGTAAATGGGTCTTGTGGGATGTCCGTTACATAGATTCCAGACGCATGTTTTCGAAAATTACCATTAGTTAGTATGCTCGCAGGTACATGATCTATTAAATTCAATATCTCTGTTCGGTCAGCAAAATCGATATCAATGTCGGATTTAAACTTAATTGTCATAGCCCGGCATCTTTTAAAATCTGTTTAGTCCATTCAGTATCAGCCAAGTAATCTTTAAACTTACGTTGCCAGTACTCCGGGTCAATCATTTTAATTATTTGTGTAACTTGCTCTTCGCCCAACTCACCAAGAAATGCAATGCCCGAATCACAGTTAAACACAATCCAAGGACTGACACGCCCATTAGCAATATGATGGCAAACACGGTTTGGATTAGCCACTCTAAAATAGTCTCTGAACCCATTCGGAAATAATTCTGTATTTTCGTCCACATATTTTTGCATCTCCGTTAATGCTCTTTCAAGCGCATCCGACACTGCTTCTTTGCGCATATACTGATGTAAGTATTCTAAGTATACTACTTCGTGTGTCCAATGATCAATCTTCTTGTTTTGTTTAAGTACATATTCAATAAACGCTTTTGGGTTCACTGCACGTACATCAATCATGTATCTGCCACACTTAACAAATGCTGTGTAGTAAGGGCTTGTAACAAAATCTTCGTAGCTCTTTGTCTTTGCGCTACCTTGACTCAGTTCAAAGAAGCGTAAGTATGCCTGTAAGCCAAACTGTACACCGACTTCTTTTTCCTGTTGCCATCTGCGCTTTGGTTCGCACTGATGCGCAGCAAGTGTTTTCTCACGTTGAAAACTACGCTCGCAATACTTACACGTATATCCCGCGGGCTTTGCTATGTTGCTATCCTTCCATGCGCTAACAATGTCGTTAATCATCCAAGCTCTTTCTTAATTGCCTTATCATCCATACCCATTGTTTGCCCTAGCAGTTTAAGACTTTTAGTATCATTGATTGCAACAAGTACATCGAGCTCATCTTGTTTTAAATTAGGATATAGTTTAGCAAGAAACTTTACTGCTTTGCTATCGCCTTCTTTCTTCTTAGTACCCTGCCAGTAATGACTTTGTCTGCCCATTCCCGGGCTTACTGTTGTACAAAGTAACCATTGTAACTTCGGGTGTTTGCCTAAGTCAAAGAAGTTTTTGTTTACACGTTCGTTTACTGCCATAACATAGTATGCTTGTAAATCACTTGACCCAGTAACGCTTGCGCCATAACGTAGCATTAAGTATGTGCTAAACTTCTTCACATCTTCGTCTGTAAAGTTATCGTAGTAAGCACGATCTTTGCGATCATATGCTGCCATCTCATCACTAATTTGTAAACTTGAACTCATTTGTTACCTTTAAGTTTAGCCACAATGTAATTCACTGTGTGTTCTAAAAATTGAAACTTTGTGCGCAAACTTTCAATCAACTCTGCTTGTTGATGCACTCTATGATACAGTTCTTCAAATGCCGCTTGCGACTCTTTCATTTTCTTTTCATGTGCTAGCAAGTTAGGGCGCGGTGGCGCATTTGGATCTACTGCACGTTTCTTCTTTGCTTTAAATTGGGCTGGGTTATATGCCATTATATAGTCTCTTTATCTTTATTTAATTGTTCTGTTAATTCTCTACACAATTCACTGCGCAATGCAGGCGATATTGCAAGTTCATAATTATGCTTACGTCTAATATAGGTATCATTCCATACTTGTTCTATATTAGGTAATAATTTAGAAATTTGATCAATCACATTATTAATTGCATTTCTTGCATCATTTATGTCTATTATATTAAATTCTAAATTAATGTATTCTTGAAATAAATCAAATCCTAAATCTTGTAAATGGGTATATACTCCTTTATGTGCCATCACCGCAGTGAATTGCCCTGATAAAAAAGGTTTTATGCTTTTTTCTGTTATAAATGGTTTTGCGTAATCAGATTCAGTAAACATGTTTATATAGCAATCAGTGAATGCTCGATTTTGTATATTCACAATCTCTCGTTGATCATCGGTGTCGTCTGCAACAATTGGAGCTAATTTAAACAATTCATTTAATGATAACAATTCATCCTTAGTTAACAATAGTATACCATTTTGATATCCTTGTAATTGACTTGAATTCATTTGGGCAATAGGCAATAAATTTAGTAGGCAAGTAGTAAACCATGTTTGTTTATATAATGCTAACAACGACAATAATCGATGCCAGTGCAAATGATACGACATAAAACTTAAATTATATAAGCGAGGTCCCCATATCTCTATTCGTTGCCCAGCTTTATCAATGCCATCAATAAAATAAATTGGATAATATATTATATGTGGATTATTATTTTTATAATAAGTAAAATTTGATGTTATTATTATCCACGGTATAGATAAATTTAGTTGTATTAACAACTCAACTATTTTAAGTTCATTTAACTGTTGAATATATGGGGTTGCATAATCAAATATTATACTATCATATGAATCAGTGGAAATTATCTCATCGGCAAGTAGATCAGACTCATCGACTACTAATATTTTCTTAGTAGTCAGGCGATCTAAATGTTGTCTAATATGTAATTTATTCATACTCTTTGCTTAACTTATATATCATTATAGCATGTTCGAGGGCGTTTTGTAAAGCGATATTTGTCTTTGCTTCACAGCGAATGTTCTCCCATAGTCTCTCTTCGCGTATAGTTGCAAACATATCTTGTATGTCATCATCCATGCTATGTAGTGTGCGGGCTGTTTCTCCCACTTCCCTACTGTACACAGTCTTACCTTTGTCCGGGCTTTCAAATATCATTATCCATTCCAATGTCGCAGTACACCTGCAACAATAGTAAAGTTAGTTAGCAGATATGTTAACACAATTATAGTGCGTATTAATGCAACTGTATCTGCTTCTTTATCGGTGAGCCCAGCCTTGTCGCCAAGTGCCTTAGCCCACATCCGCCAAATATGTTTACGTGCCATTTAAAATATCTTTGAATAATCCACGACTTCACTTTGTCTCGAAATGTCTTTAACAAAGTAAGCGCATAATGGCTTGTCGCCTGATTCAATTGGTACAGCCAGCATCTGCCCTGGTTTAAGTTTTGGGAAGTACCATTTAACGTCTTGATAGATGTCTACAATCTCAATCTTAAAGAACTCTGGCTTAAAGCTCGAGATTGGATTGAATTCGAATACACTAAAGCCCCTGTCATTGATGCTAGTTAATGGTATTACTTCTAAATCACCAATGTCTGGTTCGCCGATTAGCACTTGCCAATCAACCGGCATCTTTACCATGTTGCCACCGATGTTTAATACAAGTGCAGGGCTGTTAAATGATTCTAAAAAGATTAGTGGGATAAAGAAATAGTCCGGATTCTTTGGATCACTGTTGTCTAAAATAGCAAAGCGTAAATCCTCCACTTCATCAGGGATTTCATTCATTTCGTACGCGGTATTTTCTAATGTTAGTATATGCATAGTATTATGGTATTAATCCTTGTTAATTGGTTCCAGTGGTGTTGTTAAATGTTCTAACTCTTTATATATTTCTTCTACTGATCTATCAAAATTATCCAGCGACATTAACATAAACACGATTCTAGTAGATTCAATATTATCAACGCCATGATATTGCTGAACATTAAGCATCGACCAGGAATTTTTCGGACATACATAAACATTTTCAAGTGTTAACTGATTAGGATATCCAAATTCTGCCACTGATAAATCCGGATTTTCTCTACCTTCTCGATAAAATGATGTGGTGACTTCGGCGCCGCCCTGTTCTATTATATAATTAATAGAAAATGTTCGATTCTTATCACAATGCGGTACTAGACTAGCAAATTTATGATCTGTGGAGTTATTAGTAAACATAACAATTGCAGGTCTAACGGGTTTACTAAAATACGTTTTATACTGTATATTAATCTGTTTAAATACCAAACTTTCAGGTAGAAATGGATGTATATAAGATGATACCGGTGTTGTTCCTGCAGGTATGTGCGGTGCGATAAATTGGTCATGCCATGTATACGCCCAGTCTAAGTGAGTTCCTAATATATTTTCAAGACAATATTTAATAATGCCCGGATGAGGCGGAGGTAAATCTACTTTATAAATCATTGTTGTTTCCTTTTCTAAATTTAATGTCTACGTAATGTTCTGTCAAATGGCAAACTAGCAACAAGTTCATCAGACCATACTATTTGATCAATTTGTTTTGTTTTAATAATCCATGCGTTATACAGATAATAGTCCGCACACTTTGGATCAGCAGGTAATATTACACCTACATTATCTGTAATACTAATTGCATTTGTATCAAAATATTCCAACATAGCGCAAACTATGTTAGTATTCATAAGGTATGGTGGTGTTGCTAAAATCTTTTGGTCTACATAATCTGTCAGAATTCAATCCAAATAGCGCAAAGCGTAAATCCTCCACTTCATCTGGGATTTCATTCATTTCGTATGCGGTATTTTCTAAGGTGAGGATGTGAATTTTAATGCTCCTTGATTAATTATTTCCATTCGGTTTTTTCTATTGCGTAAGGATATGAGGCCTCAGAATAAAATTTCTTTCTGACTGTAAGATGTCGTTTAGCAAACTTACAAGTTGACGTTACGTCCCAGATTTGGACGAAATCTTTGTCTTCCGCTTTACGAATGCCACGCCCGATACTTTGGATGACCCGCACAAAGCTCTTACCAGGCTCAATGAGCACAAGGTTAAAAACGCGAGGGATATTGATACCAACAGCAGCAACCCCATAAGTGGCAACAGCAACAAAGTTATCACTGGTTGCAAACTCATCATAACTTTCTTTCCTATCATTTGCTTTTGTTCCTCCTGATACAAACACAGCATCTTTAACTAGCTCAACTAATGCTTTGCCCGGTGCGATGCGATCAACTAAGACAAGTGTATTGCCAGTTAATCTAATACGCTCTATCATTTTACTTATATAATCAATACGTGCGTCTGTCTCTAATAGATATTTTAACTCGCTTTGATAATCCTTATATTCAACATGGTCTATTAGCTGTACAACGTTTACATGACAGTTAGCAAGTACACCCTGATCTTGTAATTCACTTGCACTTAAACGCCCAATGACTTCACCCAATGAACACTTTAGGCTCATAAACTCGTACATTTCTTTAGGTATTGTGCCCGTTAAGCCCCATCGGATAGGTATGTGTGACATCACTCCCGTTAATAAAGTTTTCAGCGCATCCGCTTTGGCCATATGACAATTTGACACCACTGCTCCGTCGACAATATAGTTGTGGTCATTTTCTATATGTAAATTATATACATTGGCCGGTTTAGATATTTCTGTTCGGTTAATTAGTTTCATATAACGCCTTTATTTTTTTTGCAGTTTTTGTATCAAACATACTGTAATCAATATCAACTACTTGTTCTTGTAACCACTTTTTATTAACTAATAGTGTTTTATAGTTATTATTGTTGGCCCATGCAGTTAGTGCCGACATTTTCGCACCAAATTTCTCTCCAATGCACAATTCTTTAGGTTTAACTTCTACCACTAGTTTATTGACATGATCTACAAAATCCACAATATAAATATGTCTTTTATCATGCAAATTATATTCTATCCTCAGTGTCTCGTATTCTGCAAAAGGGTTAATATATTGATATAATGCCTCCCAACTTGACCTATACGATTTACTATTAAATTTCGTGTCCCAATGAGTATTTCTATTATTGCTGTTAGGAGTAAACTCTCCTGCTAATATTTTTTGTTTCATTAATGATGATTTTTTTTGTCTATCTTGTTCAGTCATCTTAATTCCGTACATACCATTTCTGTTGCCGGAATTTTTTTCACTAATTTTGTCTTTAACTGCTTGTGGTCGGGGAGTACCTGTACCTATATTTTGTCCTTTGGTACCTTTATTCCATGGGGTACCTGTATTAAGATTTAATCTAATATTTTCACCGTATTTTTCTTGTACTGACAACCCGCCAATTGCCGCCAATTTAGATTTAATTTCTTTTTCAGTAACTGTACCATGGAATAAGTTATCCATATTATCTACCCACATTGTGGTTTTTTTATTCATAACTCGTTTTTTAAATTTCTCAAACTTATTATCTAGTAAAGTTTCACCGCTCGACAATGTTAATGTGCCACTAGAGTACTCGATTACTCTAATAGATTGATTATGTTCTATTAGTCTGTCATTGAGTAATTCTATCCATTTATTGTATTGTATTTTCATAAGGACTTCTGCATTAGTTATATGTATTTATGTTTTATTTACAATTTCATGGTTATCTGATAATTCGTCGGCCCTGCACCAACCCAAATTAGTTAAAAATTTATGATTGCCAGTTACACGGATAGATACTCCATTATCAAAGGTTAGCTCATACATTTTTTCGCTAGACGAATTAGTTAAATTTATATGTTGTTTAACTACAGTATCTATCTTAAATTCTTTAGTATTTTCCGAATAGTTAATTACTTTGTCACCAGCTTTTATATTTTTAATAGCCACATATCCAGTCGGAGTTAATACCTTACTATCACTATCAAAACATTCGTCGACCATAACGCATACAACACCTTCTAAAAATTCCATTATAGTAACATCGGCTTCTGCTGACTTAGTGTTCTTAAGCATAATGTTAAGACTTTGCCATGTACATATTGTATGTGTACGTCCATATTCTTTTCTGTCACCAAAGTAAACACCAACGTCTAGTCCCAAGTTAATGTAGTCTGCTTCTGTTTGTGTAACAAGTGATTTGTTTGGTACGATTACTACAGTACGACCGTATTGTTCACAGCTATAACTTAGTGCCGCAGTAATTAATGTCTTACCTGCGCCAGTTGCAATTTCTTGTATGCACTGTGGGTTCTCAAGAAACTTGTTAATGATTTCAATTTGATAATCTCGTAGCACAACTGGCTGGCCCGCAATCGGATGTTTAGCTGGCCATACTTTGTGTGCGAATGTTTGTTCTGTTACCTGCGCAAAACTAAACTGTGTTCTATAGTCACGTAAATCTTCCAACTCAATGTTATACCCACGCTCATCTAAGTATGGTAATATCTCAGCAAGCAAGTTAGTGTACGTGCTACCACCTAACTGAAAGTAAGCAATCTTGCCATCCCAACGACCAAGACGTACACTTGGTAGATAACGTGCGCCCGGAATTTCATACTTGAACATGTTGCTGAGTTCTTTGCGTTCATGTAAGTCTAGTCCTTCGATCTTTACATTAACTTCATCTTTGATTATCAGTCTAGCTAGTGCCATTAATTATTTTCTCTTAGTTGTGATATTAAATATTCTGCAAATATATCTTGACTTTTGTAACCTGGGTGCAGATCTGTATCGCTTATATAATCAACTTGCATCGACATCAATGAGCTATATAAATTTAACCAATGCTCTTGACGTACTCCTCCATATTGTTGATATTGATTATGTACCATTTCATAAAGAGCAAATATTTCATCGTCATCTCTGGTACTTATAGCAAACATATTTTGTTCAAAATTTGATAATTCAGATGGATACTGAATTTTTTTCTTAGTAAAATATTGATCTGGCCACGGAGCCAACCCATTGATAAAAAATGTTTTTCCTTTGTGTATTTGCAATATGACATTTATATATTTGACAAGATCTAAAATATCCCAATGATCGTTATGTATTTTTCGTAAATTATCACCTAATGAGTTTAGCCATTTACTGGTATAAGTTATATTGTTATTAATATTAATATCAATTGATTCTGAATTTAACATTGATTCAACGGTGTACAATTCTAATCCTACTTTAATATTGAATCTAGGTATCGCCGTCCATTCTACTAAAACAATATCATATTCATTTAATAATAATGCGCTTATAGTTTCAAAGAATATCCAATTATTATTTGCTCCAGTTTTCGCAAGATTAGTTATGTCTGAATTAGGCCAAACTTTATTGCATACCTGATTAACCCAAAGTTTTGGATCAGATTTATTACAATCGCCATTGTCCTGATCATTGAGCCCATGACCATTTGAAAACGAACATCCGACTACTAAAATTTTTGTTGCCATTAATCAGCTTCTCTCAATTTAACATTGGTATAGTAAACAATCTTCTCTGCTCGATTAATCCATTCCATCCGTTTACCACCAAACATCATCTCAGCAGTTGATATAAGTAACGGCACTGGATACTCCCATGTCGTTGGTATCTTGTTTGCATATACTACTTTAACACAATCTATGTTATAATCGCAAGTCTTTGTTTTACCACTATGATTAAAGCGTACAATTTCGCTTTCACTAAACCTGCTTAAATCCATATCCGTTGATGTCATTGATGGGTCGTATATACATACAGGGTAGCGATTAGTTAGCTCTGCATAGTCTAAAACAAGCGTAAGGGCACTTGCTGTAGTTGGTAGATGTATGTTACGACGCATATTAAACACATCTAATAGTGCAGGGTGTATAATCATTTCGTCATACGTATAACCTAGCACACTTGCATTATCAATTAGTGCAACTGCATTGTCGAGACCAAACCCACCTAAGTTAGTATTGATGTATTCAATTAAACTATCAGCCGCGTTAGTAATCTTAAAGCCATGCACCGCATCATATACAAGTTTAATCTCATACAGTTCTGCTTCGCATGTTGTGATTAGTGTGTTTAAGTTTTGTACAAGCTCATCGACTTCAAAGTTATATAGTTCGCTAAATGCAACTGCCCAACAGATGTTTGATTCTGTTAATGCTAGATACCATATCTTATCTTCGCTATCAAACTTCATGCGCCCTTGACTTTGATTTCTGTATGTCTGCACTTCTTTAATAATCGCCATGTCGTATGGGAAGCGCATAGCAATACGTTCATCATCTAACCATACACGTTTTGCTCTGTTAATAATGCGCACTGGTCTGCGATACTGTGGGTTCTCGGCTGGCGTTACATCAATACCAAGTTTAGTAAATTGCTTACGATATTTAAGCACTAGGCGTACAGCCAAGTCAGCTTGCTTATCAGTTAGTGCGCCACCATAACGTGTATGTGCGCCCATGCTCTCAACTATTGTATGGTCGTAACGAGCAAGGCTAATAGTTGGGGTGTAGTTAGCAACGTGAAATATGTTTGGTGCGATATTGTTATCGTAACCAGCCATTATTTCTAAAAAATCTTCGATGAATTTATAGGTCATAGTTTATTATACGCGATTAAGTTATAGAGAGCAACCGATAAAAAAAAGCCCAATGCGATTAAACATCGGGCTTTGAGGTCACTGTGTCAGGAGCATACATGCGACACAGTGAAAGCTATTACATCAATAATACTGCAAACAAAAACCACCAAGCACTCCAGCCGCACCAACCTACCAAATAAGCTGTACCAGCAAGTAATAATAGTGCGGCTGTGTTGTTGTCCATCTTATTTTCCTGTATGTGCAACTACATCATTGCACAAAGATTTAAATGACTCCAACGACATTGTTCCCCGAATCATATTAGGCAACACACAGGTCAATTGAATATTACCTCGAATATAACCTTTGTCGTTATCAATTCTATCCATCGTGCAACCTCGAGGATTCATACTTCCCTTGAAGGTCCCGCCGCGTGTAAATTCTAAATCCCAACCTGTAATCGCACACTTGCCGGACTGCGCTTTTAGTAAACCAATAACATAGTCCAAGTCAACTAGGAAAGCAAGATTCCTAGTTGTCTTTGCCGCGTACTTTGCTTTACGTATTGTTTCTGCTAGAAACTGCCGTTCAATTGTTGCGTGAGCGTATCCAGTAGCCATCTTATCCTCCGAACTTTAATATTGCCATTGTAAGTAATTGTTCTGCTTGTTCACGGCTTCTAAACTTCCACGAAGTACTGTGCTTACTACCTCTATTATGATGTGGGTCAAAGTGATCACGCACATCGTCTATGTTCATGCCTTCTAACTTTAATAGTCTGTAGGCATTAGCACTGACCACATAGTGCTTACGACCTGTTGCGGGGCTGGTTACACTGTTTAAGTTAAACCAGCTACCCTCTAAGACTCTACGCTTGCGATGTCGCATTAACCTGCTTTCATACAAGTTGTTGAAGCAAGTGCCTGCCATTTTGTCGGAAAGCTCTTACGTAGCTCTGCTACTTTAATTGCCATACGCAAACTCATTTCACGCATTTTGTTTTTGTTTACGTTCAAGAAGTTAATAATCTCATCTTGTGCGCATTGTTCAAAATCGTAGTCTGCAAACAACACACCAGTATCGGCAATTTGTTTGATACGCAAAATCTTATCACGCATTGTATCAAGTGTCAAATCTAAGTAATGACAACGTGATTGCAATGCTTCTAAGTGATCTTTCATCTTTTGACTACGTACTTGATCAAATTTCAAGTTTGTAATAAAAATTACGCTACCGTGAAATGTAAAGCTATTTGGAATGCCTTCATTTTTCAATACACGTGATTCAGCTAACCAGCTAATCTTACGATTTTTACCACTGTCCAATGCACCTTTAAGCAAGTTCAAACTCACTTCATCAAACAAGATGCTATCACAGTCATCAAATACAATTACGCAGTTGCTATCACTAAACTCATACAATGTTTTGTACAAGCCAATAGCTGTTGCACTACCTTTAACAATAGTACTTTTTACACGACGTCCGCTAATTTGATCAAACAGTGCAGAACGTTCAAGTTCACGTTCAACTGTAAAAGATTTACCAACACCCGGAGGGCCACTTACAATCAGCGCACGAATGTCACCATTCAATGTTGCCTTAGTCATGTCATCTAAGATTTCAAAACGTTCTGCAATTTGCGTAATACGTTCTTCATCTGTTGACGTTACTGCTGAAGTTTTTGTTGCTGTGCTAACAGTACCTGTATATTCGTCTGCGTGTACAAACTCAAAGTCTGTTACACCATCTACTAACACACGTACTTTATCCTTACCAAACTGTCCTGTACCATCAACAGTAATAAAGCCACCTTTAGCACCAACAGTATATTGTTTAACAAGCGGAAACACTTCGTTTTCTACTTTAGCGTTTCTGTAAGTACCACTTTTAATTTTAACAAAACCAGTCATTTAATGCTCCTTAAATAATTTTATAATTTTGAAACAGTTATCTGTTTTCTTATTATGTAGCTATTATACAGTCTATTTTCTGTTCTGTCAACCTATTTGTTGCCATATGCAATAGCATCTAAATCCGCATATATGTCTGCGTCGTTGCGCACACTTGCTAGATCAAATTGTGTAGCGTAACTGTATGGTAGACCCAATTTGTAGCAAATGTAATCACTACCATATAGTTTGTCTGATTCAGTAAGTTCTAAGCCTTCAAGAATCCATCTGATTGATTGTTCACGTGAGTTGCTAATTGATTCCAATGAAGCAATGTGCCGTTCAAAACTAGCAATTGCTGATTGTTCGCGAGCTTGTTCTTCCTTATCAGTAACGTCAAGTTCCACAAGCAAGCCATCCCATATTGACTGTTTACCTTCATCATTGATGTTATACCATTCTTCCCAAAAGTATTCATTTGGACGTGAACCACGTGCATCTTTGTGTAAGTCGCTAACTACGTTCTCATCAAATGTGTATGTCATCTTGTGCTCCGTTGCTTTAGTGTATAAGTGCTATTATACAGCCATTTTACCAAAAAGTCAAGTGATTAAAAATTAAGTTCGCGGAAGTCGGAGTAGGGGATTGTGTAGTTGTTAGCACGAATTATCGTAACTAACTCTTTTGCCGCTGAGTTCAATAAACGTGCGCGACCGCGAATGTTTGCTCCGCTAAGTTCGCCGTCACAAGTTAAGTTCTCTGGGCTTAGGTCATTGTCTAAACTATCGTACAGATTTTGACAATCACGTTCTGATAAGTTATTAACATCATAAGTTGGGCTTTTAAAAAAAATTGCCCAAGTATTTTTCTGTTCAATATACTGTGCTAAGTTTTTCATTTTGTTTCCTTATCTTCAGGTAGGCAAGTGATACCGTTTTCGAGTAGGTACGGTCCATTTCCGTAGGGCTTGTGGTATAACTTTCCATCTACACATTTCTTCTGGTCCCACCCGCAAGCAGTTAAATTAAGGCAGATAAAAATAATAATAAGTTTAGTCATTTGTTGCTCCTTGTTGTTAGTGTATGTATAGCATTATACAGCCAAAATAATATTTTGTCAACCTAAATCTACCTTAAATAGTAGTATGAACTTCAATTTAATAAAGACTCAATTAATCGAATGGTTGACGTCATTTGTAGAGAAACCAAATCCTGCATTAAATAATTGGCCGCCTTGCCTGTATGCAAGACAAGCTCGCATAAACAATAAAATCCTTATAATCGAAAGTAGTATAGCAGACTTAACCAAAACTGTCAACGAAAGTTTAACTATGTTCGGACAGTATGACGTAGCAGTTATATGCTTTGACCATACACTAATCTCTGGTGAAGATTGCCAACAGTTAGCATTAGAATTGAATGCTAACATTATGCAAAATGATTATGTTCTATTAGAAGACCACCCAGATGTAAAAGAATATATTGCAGGGGTTAATATGAACTTTGGGCAATGTGGATTATTTGTAATCTCTCCGTTGAGTAAATTAACTGCGGCGTCTGATCAAATTCGTGCTAAGGGATATTATGATACATGGAGTCAATCAGAGTTAGACGAAGTAGTAACGTGGCGCCATAAGTAATTTAATGAAATACGCAAGAATAAATCTGGCAAAAACCAATTATACAACATCAACCAACTGGCAATATATCCGCAACCCTGATATATCAGAATTAAATCTCATTTATCGCAAGTACTGCGAGTATAAAAAGTTTAGTAGCGTAATGCCAATTTTTAATCAACAATATTTAGATAGTAATACTGACATAATCGGATATCATAATCAGGGTCAATTAATAGCATTTAGTTTAGTTAAAAAATACGATGTTAATAATGCTGAAAGTTTACAGTTTGCATGGGATTATGATAATCCTAAATTGCGATTAGGAATAGAAAGTTTAAAGAATGAGTGTGCTATATACAAAGCATTAGGATTTACTTATTTGTATATGGGCGGAGCAGATGAATACAAACAAACTATCTCCGGGTTTGAATTATTAGGAAAATTAGAATGACATATTCAGTTTATCAACATTGGGATCCACTTAAGGTCTGCATAGTAGGACGTAGCTATCCTCCTGAATTTTATTCATTTATTAAAAATATACGTGTGCGTTCTGTTATGGAACGCATTGCCGTCGAAACAGAAGAAGATTATCAAAAATTAATCATTCTATTAGAATCATTTGGGGTCGAAGTACTCAGACCTATAATTAATGAAGATTTTAGTGTATATTTAAAGGATGGGAGATATCTACCCCCACCAATGACTCCATGTGATTTTTCAGTTATGATTGGTGAAACTTTTTATCATAATTGGTGCACCGAGGTGCAGGTATATCAAAGTATTGCAGCAGATGATTGGCCAAAAATATCTACTGTAGATGAATATAATATATTACCCGATATTATTAAACAAGAAGTACAGTCAATTATTAATAAACATCGGGTGACTATTTCACAAGAATACAACCATATATTTCAAAAAATATCCGCACAAGGAAATATAATAAGTGAACAACCGATGTCAGACGGATCGGGACCAGCACTGTTGAACCGTGCTATGACTACCAGAGTTGGTCGAGATTTATATTTTGGCACTGAAAATTACAATGATGATCTATTAGAAATTAAAAAAAAATATAGTAATTTTTTCTCAGAATACCGGTGCCGTGTTATTAATACTGGTGGACACATGGATAGCACATACTGTCCGGTTAAACCAGGACTGATTATAAGTCTGAGGGATGTTCCGACGTATGCCGAAACATTCCCAGACTGGGAAGTTGTTTATTTACCAGGTCAAAGTTGGGCGGCTGTTAAACCATTTTTAGATCTTAAAGAAAAAAATTATGGTAAGTGGTGGGTTCCGGGAGAAGAACTAAATGATGAATTTACTGATTTTGTCGAGCAATGGTTAGGGCATTGGGTTGGTTATGTAGAAGAAACTGTATTTGATGTCAATATGTTGGTTATAGATGAGCATAATGTAGTGTGTAATAATTACAATGAACATGTATTTGAGGCATTTGTTCGGCACGGAATTACTCCTCATGTTGTCAATTTTCGACATAGATATTTTTGGGATGGCGGCCTCCATTGTATTACAAGTGACTTGCATAGAGAAGGTACAATAAAAGACTATTTTCCGGAGAGGAGTTAAGATGGACATTTATCATATATGGGCAGACAAAGAAGGCGACATCAGTGATTTAGACTGGGTCAATAATATGAAAGGATTTTTACAACATTTAGTTAACGAGGATAAATTAGTTAGCTATCGTATTACACGTTGTAAGATGGGATTTCGAAGCCTGGATATTCCAGAGTGGCATATTATGATGGAATTTAAAGATATGGCGCAACTGGACAATGCGTTTAAACGTGTTGCTCCGTTAGAAGGTGAACTAGAATCTAAACATAGAAGTTTTAATCAGTTTGTTAAAGGCAATATCCAACATGCATTATATCGTGACTGGCCAGATAATCTATAATTTAATCACAGTCCGAAAAAGCTTCAATTAAGCGTTTAACGCATTCTGTATCACCTGGTTGGCAGACAGTTGAGGGAGTTGGTTCTTCTGGGGGAGTTGGTAAGTTTGTATCTGTAGTGTTCGACATTGTATGTCCCTTTGTAATTTGCACGGTAATTTTGTCACCATGTAAATATTTAGTTAAATTAATGCCGCAAGTATAGCGGGGTCAATGTCATCAAAGGTGCCACGCTCATTTTCGCTTACAAACTTTGAACTGTGATGATACACTTGCTCATTTGGTTCGGGTAGTTGTTCAGTAAGCGCAATCATAAGACGATATGTTTCCCATGCTTCTTTAACGCCATCACTTGTAACGTCTGCTTCTGTTGGGTATAAATCCATCCAGATATAATCACGCGGTACTGAGCTAGCACTAATACCGTTAGCACGTGGCTCGAGTATTTTACCGGACTTCCATAGTTCGAGTCCAATACGTTCACACTCTGCTGAGTCAAGCCCGTATAAGTAATCACGTCGATATGTGTATTCTTTAATCACATTCTTAACGTGTTCTTCTGTAATCATATGTGTACGTGCAATGATGCACATAACATCTTCAAGTTTAACTGTGCCGTTGACTAAATCTCGCAAGCATCTTCCAAAACTGAATCCAATTTTAATTTTAACTCTCCTTCACTAAAAACATAGTATACTTGAATTTAGTGAAAGTGTCAAGCATTATCTGGCTGCTACTTTTACTTTGTCTGCGCTGTAAAATGTATGCCCGCCAATGCGATCAAGTTTTGCAAGTCCCCATCGTGGGTTGGCAGATGCATTATGAAAGTACAATGCTTCTGTACCCAATGACTCAATGCGTAGTCCTTCGAACAATACGTTTTGTGCTATTGTGTAGCTTTCTTTCCATGCTGCAGAATATATGCGTTGTCCGTGAGCAAGCGGATCGCATACCCACGAGAACTGACATATTGTTTTATCTGCTATTACTATTTTTTGATTAACTACACCACATATTGTACGTGGGAAGTCTCCGCTTTTAGCGCGATTGATTGTTACTTGAGCCACTGCTACTTTGCCAGCTAAACTTTCGTTTCCGGCTTCGTGGTAGATGTTTTGTGCTAAACAAGTTAATTGTTTTTGTGTTGCGACTGATATTGCTTCTTCTGCGTTGGCAGTAATTATAACTAATGACATAATGGCCATGAATGCTATTTTTGAGTAGACGAAACTGCTCATAGTAGATACCTCCTATTAAGTTATTGCGTATTTCTTACAGACGTGTTACTAAGTTGATGTCTTTCTTTGAATTGTATAAAATCTGCAAGTAGCTGGTTGCTCTTGAATCATCAGTAGATCATAATCACTACATCTGGGTTCTGCAACTTCTAGACTTGCTGTGTGTCTGTGGCACGTATTACTTATCTTACACTTCCTTCCCGCACAATAATAATCTCTGGCGGGTGTTGCTTGTTGCAATGTGGCTTCTTCTGGTTTGCGCATAAGAATCCTCCTTGTGTATTATATATAGTCCATGTGTTCCTATGGTTTACTATATACTTTACTTTATGTAGGTTGGGATAACTACGGTTTCTGCTTTTTCTGCATCAAATCATTGGTGCAGCCGCTACACCTATCTAAATTACAAATGGTATAATAATCAATTAAGTCCCATTCTTGATCCAATATGCCTAGCCTATCATTTTGACATTCACCGCCATATACTTCATTCTGATAAATGTAAATATAATTGACCCCTGCGTCACAGTGCCAACCTTGCCAATGATCAAGCCCCTCATTATGTAATCTACTAACATATATTAGTGCCGTAGTATTATCATCAAATGTAACTTTTGAATTATAATTACGATCATTGACTGTCAAAATTAAACTCCTTTTTATTAGGATTAAGTTTTATAGTATCTCTAATTTTAAGACTGTATTCGATTTCATTAAGACTATGATTGATTTTTTCTCTTTTAAAAAGTTGCAATATATTGTAGATTTTTCAGTGCTCTAATATTCATTCATAACATTAACATGTATACTTTTACGGATCATTGTTGCTATTCGATGAACTGCTATTATTGTATCAAAAAATTTATGTTCATTAAAAAATTCACTGTGCGTTGAAAAACTAATAAATGAAATTATATCAATTGATATTGCAGTTAAGTAATATTGTTTACTAGCGGATCCATTTGTAGTGAATCCTGTTTCGGAAATATATTCCTTATAATTTGTATCAAGCCATTGTAAGAAAGGTAGGAAATTTTTATTAGCAGTAACTTCACCGCCAGTGAATGCTAATTTATATTTTAATCCACGCTTTTGTGTTTTTGCAAAAATTATCTCCCATTTATGTTGCAATTCAGCTAATGTCAGATCCTTATCAGTTAAATTATGATATTTGTCAGGGCAATACATACAATCAAAGTTACATCTTAATCCTAAAAACCAAGTTATCGAAAATGTCGGATTTATTGGCTCGATCTTAATAATTTTTTTACTAGTTAAACTCATTCTAACCCCAATATCCCAGGGTGACGCTGTAGTAGGCTATGTCTATAATGGTTCCAAATGTCGTACAAATCATCACTATTATACTGATTTATGAGTACTTTTAGGTTCGATAATGCTCGTAACTCGCCTAAATATGGCTGATATTTTTCAAGTATAGTTTCTGGCGTGTATTGGTATGCAAGTGCAGAAATCTTCTCAAGATCAATAAACGTTGGGATTAAGCGTTCAATTAAAAATGTAAAGTTAGGTAGAGTTTTATCATGCGCATAGTTACTCATACCCTCACCAAATACTTGCTGTTTGAACACAGGGTCTTTTTCTGCTTCTGTAAATAGTCGACGTGTAAATGTCATAAACTTATCCCAGAATGCTCTACTACCAACAATGTAGTTAGCAAACATAGTACAGTTACGATCAAGTACCATACTGCGTACATCAACATCTTCGTAACCGATCTTAGTTAGAAAGCTGTTGCCAATTGCAGAGATGTTAGGGTGGTGTATATCGCCTTGTTCCCAACTGTTAGCAAATAACGCTTCATTTACTAAGCATGGGTTAACAAAGTATAAGTCAGCACCGGGATTATCAGTAATAAAAGCCAGTAACTGTTCACCGCTTAGATTTGTTTTCTCTTTAAACTTCCAAGATACAAAGCCCCAGTAGTCCAATCCTTCTGCACATATACGTTCATATTCCTGTTCCCATATTGCCCACTCGCGCAACTCTGGTTTAAGGTTTACTGTGTTATCAAGTGGAGTAAATGCTGGATCTAACGTTGCAACTTGTTCTGGCTTAAAGTATATTTGAAAGATTTTTATGTTTAGTGACATATTTTGCAATTTCCTGTGTTAAGTCTCGACTGCGTGGTATAAATTCATTTTCTAATCTATACTCGACTGTTTCTTTGTTTGTTATGTGATGAAATCCCCATCCGCGTTGTCTATCATGTAAAGGAGTTTGTGTTTGGATTTGTAACTTACGTTTCATACCCTGTTCATCCAATGGAGCCCAACCGTAATAAAATACTGCTAACTTATCCGTTGTGTACTTGTTAAAATGTCTTCCCGGACCCATACACTCAACTGTAGATTGAAGTGCGTATTGCACAGGTATACTATGTATGCTGCGAGCCCGTCGTTCTAAAAAGTTTTGCTGTGTATCAAATGTAAATCCAAAAGTCTTTTGTTCATATAAAGGAAGATCATGTGTAACTAGTCGTTCTTTATCGCAATCAACCATAAACACACTTGGCACAAGAAATTGCCCAGGTTGATCACCTAATATAGAATAATCACCTACTAACAATTCAGTTGCGTTAAGGCACATCTTCCAACCATCAAATTGGTTCTCAACATCCATTATTTCTCGATCTACTTTATCGGCTTGGAAATCAAAGTTTCGACTCATTACTATATCCCAAGTTGGGCATAGTTCTTTAATAATTTCTCTACTTCTGTCGGTGCTGTGATAGTCAATCATAACGCCATGGTCGAACACTTCACGATTATGTTTTAAAAACCACGGTAATATATATTCTTCATTATAAAAAGTACAAACAACTGTTTTCTTCATATTAGTTACCTGGTGCGTATTTAAGAAATACGTCACCTTCTTTATTACGTACTAGCCGAATGTTTGCACTTATTTCATCAAAGAAATTCCATGCTAGCGGAATAAATGCTACATTCATATCTTCAACTTCTTTAAGTATGTCAATTGATACTACAGGAATATGCATACCTGGCGTAAACAAATTTTGTTTCAATGGATTATCGTCAATGATAAAATCTAATTGTATATTACCAAAGTTGAGTAATGTCATACCTTTTGCAGCGGCACCATAGCCAGCGATTACATATCCTTCAGCTCGATATTCCTTAATCTTTTCTTTAAGTACATCAACCCCTTGTTGACATTTTTCTGCCCACGTAGTGTACGTATCAATCTCTTGTAATCCCCATGCACGTTCTTCTGCCAGGTGTTGTTCGACTCCCGACTTAAAGTCTGGCACTGTAGCAAACACAAATTTATAACTAATTCCGTGAATTGGAGTTTTCTCTACATCAATTAAATACAGCCCTGCACGAATAGCTAGTGCCTGCATACTTGCAACATTAAAGAAACTTAAATGCTCATGGTACACAGTATCAAATTCATCATTGTGCACCATGTTAGCCTGACTTGTTTGTAAGAACAAGCGACTATTGTCATGCATAATTTCTTTACACATCATTAAAAACTCTAACGGATAACTTGTATGCGCAAATACATTTTGTGCGTTAATAATATCTATATGTTTAGATTTAAAATGCTCTACATATTCTTCCGTAAAGTAATCACAAACCACTTCATGTTTGGCACTACTTAACATATACAAGTTACGAGCAGGATCAATTCCGTATGTTTTTAATCCTAATGCTTTAAATGAATTCAATTGCGAACCATCATTGCATGCAATATCTAACATAGTCGTTGGTGGTGTTGTAAAATAATCCAACGTCGACTTAGCAAAACTATCAAAGTAGTCACGCAATGTTTTGCTTGTACCACTTACATATAGATAATTTTTAAACATTAAGTCTGGATTTACTGCATGACTTAATTGCAAATGAGTACAATCCGTACAAAGATTTACTTGTAATGGAAATATATATTCAGGAATAGCAGTATCGTCGATAAAGCTATTAGCAAGTGGTTGCTCGCCTAAATCCATCACCAATGTCAACTGTTTACTTCCACAACATAAACATTCGTTAAGTTCTTTTGCGTGTTCCATGCTAATCAACTACTACCATACCGTTTGGAGCAATATTACCAATTAATCCAACTGTGTCGAGTTCAACTAACTTGTCTGCTGGAATGAACTTAGCCATACTATGCTCGACATCAATGTACTTGCCGTTATTAATAGTAGAAAACATATTTTTTAGAATGTTTTGAAACAACTGAACTGTATCAACAAACAAACTCGGAGTAAATGACCACAGACGAGTTTGTAACAATGTAGTTACACCGGTATCAGCTTCTGCAATCCAACTTGCTTGTGCCTTCTTAAACACATATTTGTCCACAGTTGTTTCATTATCAAACTTAGTAATGTCAAACTTATCAGTAACTTGATAACGACCACTAAGTTTAAATATGCGTGATGAGCTTGTAATAATATCCATTATCTCTGCATTAGACGACATGTAAGCAAGTGCTTTGTACATACCAATACACTCCATTGAGTTCTTACCAATGTCGTAATTAGTAATATTGTTATGGAAGTGCTGTATGTCTTTGTCATCACTATTGTCGATATAGTAATCAACAATATCAATTAGTTCATTTAGTTCTGTACTGTCGTCTTGCGCAATTGCAGTAGTGCTATTGTCAATTAGAATAATAGTACAATCTGGGATATACTTACGTGCGCTTTTAACGGTATCTAATGTTTGTTGTATACGCTGTTTAGTATCGTATATACCATAGTTAGTATATACTGCCGATGTTACTAGGACTGTGTTTTTCATTATATTGGTGTACTCGTTACAAGAATTTGTTCTTTACGGACATTTTTGTCCATTACTACAATGCTATCATAAAAATGCATGCCGGTTAGTTCTTTAAAGAATTTAGCAAGTGCAATATTATCAGGGTGACGGTCATTGCCACGATAGTAATTAACATTCATTGTATCTGAAATTTGTTTTGCATATTCAAGAAAGCTACGTGGGTTATTAAGTCCGCCGCCATATTCTGGCCAGTATGCAGTATGTGTATCTTCACACATATAAACACCACCATTAACAATATGTGGCCATACTTGTTGCAACGTAACAATCTGTTGACTCATATGATGACCACCATCGTCTAAGAACACATCAATTTGCGGATATGTTTTTAGAAACTCTTGCCAAAATGCAGGGTCACCTTGATTGCCATTTACTTGTATGCAACCTTCAGTTTGATGGCGTTGTTCAAATGACACTGGATCAACATCGATGCCGACAATAGTAGCATCAGTACCAAAATACTTCTTCCACATCTCAGCACTTCCGCCCCTACAGATACCAACTTCGACTACAACTGGTTTTCTGTTTTGATATTTTGCAAAATGTCGTTCATAAATGTCAAAGTACTCAGACCATTTACCGCAATGTAAATCTAAATTATCAAATATATCTCTTAGCATCTTAACCATCTCTCATTTGCAAGTGTCCACTCAACTACTTCACCAATACGTTGGCTTAATGAATACTTTGGTTCCCATCCTAAACTGCGCATGTAGTCACCACTTAATGCATAACGTAAATCATGTCCTGGACGTGAACTATGACAATCCACTAATTCGTATTTTAGTTCTTTGCCTTGTACTTGCGCAATAATTTTAGCAAGCGTTAAATTATCGATTTCTTCTTTACCTACTAAGTTGAACTTAGGACATTTGGCGCCGCCAAAGTCAGTAGTAAGTTTAGCATCATCTAAGTTTAACAAGAAGTGCATTGCATCTGCAACGTCTGCGGCATGGATATAATGTCTACTACCTGCTACTGTGCGACTAACATCACTATGTACAGTAATTGTGTCACCATCTAATACTTTACGTACACACATTGGGATAAATTTCTCTGGATGCTGTCTTTCACCAAACACGTTCATCGTGTGTGTAATGAAGATTGGCATTTTATATGTATTTTCGTATGCAACTGCAAGTTCTTCACCGCCTGCTTTAGTAGCAGAGTATGGGTTAGTTGAGTTGTAACGGTCGCGCTCACCATAATTAATACCAGGAGGAGCTGCGCCGAAGATCTCATCTGTTGAGAAGTAGATAAAGCGTTCTAAGTTAGGAAGTGTACGTGCATAGTTTAGAATATTACAAGTACCTACAACGTTATCAAGCACAAAGCTCATTGGATCGGCAATACTGCGATCAACGTGAGAACCTGCCGCTAAGTGTAATACAAGATTAACATCACCTAAATCATATTGTAACATTGAGTTAAGTTCTGCACGTAAATCGTGATGCACAACCCGTACACGTTTTTTAGTTGTCGCATCAAATTGATCCATCATATCTGCAAGGCGATTTAAGTTGCCTGAGAAATCTAAGCGATCAAGACTGATAATATTCCAATCAGTATTTCTAAGTAAGTTTTCAATAACGTGATGGGCTACAAAACCTGCGCCACCCGTTACGAGTACGTTTTTTGACATTGAATGTTCCTTTTAGTTGAATTTACTGCTATATGGTATTTATTTTAGCATATAACACAGATAAAATTATGCTGGTTGTGATACTTTACCTTCTACGTATTCACGAATGAACTTAACTGCTTTGCGACTTGTATCAAATACAAACTCTTTAGCGTCATCTTCGGTATTTAAAATTACAATAAAACCATTTGCTACTTTTCTAATTTCGATTGATTCAAACATAGTGTTACCTCATTGATTAATTGTTTATCTTACAATAATAGCATATTTGCAAGCACAATGTCAACCTTTTTAGAACTTTTTGGCAAGATTCCACGTCGGTTGGGCAGTATCTTTGCTAGAAACTATCGGTATTGCACCATTTAGCCCCCATTCTATGTTTATTGTTGAATCATTCCATAGTAAGCCGTGATCCGAATCGGATGAGTAAAATTCATCCTGTTGATAGTGTACAATAGTATTATCAACTAATGTCATATAGCCGTGATAAAATCCATCGGGTACGTAAATTAATTGTGCAGTATCTTCGCTTAGGGTAACTGAGCCCCATTGCCCATACGTTACTGAATCTACACGTGCATCAACAAACACATCCAACACCGCACCACGTATAACTTGCAATAACTTGGAAGTTTGGTGAGGTGGGATTTGTGTGTGCAATCCACGAATAGTATGTTTTAGTTCAGTGCGCACTGTGTTGGATTGAACAAATGGTTTTGCAATTCCGTATTCTTCCATCCATTTGTTCGACCAACTTTCAGCAAACCAGCCTCTACTATCTGCATGGCGAGCAAACATAAGTAGCTTTGCTCCGCCAATAAGATTATGTACCTGCATTACTTAGCTGGTTGTTGCTGACGTGCTTGTCCGCCGTTAGCTGGTGTTGAGCGTAATTCAGAGAACTTTTTGTTCTTTGATTCCATAAATGATTGCTGTGCATCAACCATTGCTTTCAAATATAAACGACGTGATTCTTTGTCATCAATTGTAGACAATGTTAATTTAACCATCTTACCTAATTTAAAACTTGCATTTGTTTTAGCCATGCTGTAATACTCCTTATCGTGATTCAACTTTGAGATTTAGTACAAAATTTTCTACTAACAGTTTAGTTATTGTTGCTACTATAATTGCTTCGCCATCTTCTGTATCGGCGTGTTGCTTATATAGTTCGTATGCTTGACTGCCAACCATTTGATATATATGATCTTTATTAAGCGGCAAGTTTTCCCAATCAATTGCATCAGTTGTTTCAACTTCTTGTGCTAGTGCTATAATTTGTTCTAATGTGTAGTTCATAGTACTATTATATAGCCTTTAGAAAATGAAGTCAATAAAAAAGGCACCGAAGTGCCTTTTTAGAGAATCTATCGTTTTTCTCTTGGTATGTCTGATACTGTCCTCTGAGCACGTGGAGCTGTCACTGTTCCGGGTGGTCTAAGTCCTGTAGTTGGTGCAGTTATGTTATCTACTTGCTTACGTATTGCATCTGCTGTTTCTTTACTGGATTGGGGCGCAATTCCTGTAAATTGTTCTGCACCATTTGACGAAGTTGACAATACTATTTGTGGCATAGCCTCTGATTCTGGTGCCATTAGATAGATAGTCGACGCATTAATTTGACCGCGCATATCGTCGTATGTTTCAAAATACTGCGCAGATCCACCGCCGCGCACATCTAGCAATAGCATACCATCAAATCCAGCATATTTTTTATAATTATCATATCCTGTACTCAATACTGCTTCTTTGATGGCACCGGCGTCACCAGTTTGTAGTGATTCTTTATACTCTGAGTTATTAACATGTGAAAACAATCCATCGGCCATAATTGTTGTTACTTTGTCGAGTGCTGTCGAATCATCCTGTATCAAAGGACGTACTGTATTAACCCAAAACGTAATCCCTACTCGTGCTGGCATTTCAATACCGTTTGCTACTACTATTTCAGCAATTGCATCTCTAATAGCTCGCATGTTTAAATTAGCTTTACGTGCGTCGCTCCAGCGGCCACCTTTGCTTACTGTAGTCTTAACTTCAACTGCCTTACCATCAATATTCAAATCGCCGCCACCACTTGCACGGCCACTATGTTTAATCTTAGGACTTAGTATTGCTAGTGCAATTTCCCCTGGTCCAACACCCTGTGCTGTTAATTCAATTGCAAGTAAACGAAATACTCGATCTGGGAAGCCAGCTTCAATGATATCAGTAAAACTATTTCTCTTACCATTCAGTAACGTAGTAGTATCAACAAAGCCATTTGGATATTCGTCTGCAAATTTTTCTTTTTCTTCAACGGTACCATCAACATGTACAATTAAATTAGCCAACTTATCTACCATCTTGTTAGCATCAACATCCTGTTTAAGTACTTGTTTAAGTTTTGCACCTAAGTCAGTAGACTTTAACGCTAATAGTACTTTGTGTAATATTTGTGGATCGTTGGTTTGGTGTACTAAATCAACTACTTGTTGTTTAAGAATAGATTCAGCTTCTAAAATGAGGTCAATAAATTTGCGCATAATGTATTTATTATTCTTTTCGTTCTATATCAATAGGTATACGTAGTTCTTTGAAAAATTTATGTTTATATTCCGTTGCTCGCTGTTGTTTACGCATATCAACTTGATTCCAATCAAAGTCTGAAACATATTTATTTGTCGAAAATTCTAAATCAAATCCAAGGCTAGCAATAGAAAATGATCCCAATCCTCCAATTTTAACAGATCGAACTGTTCTGCCAGACAATGTAAAATGGTTGGCAAGTTCTGTTGCTTTTTTCCAATCCATATAATCATTTTCCCATGCTAGCAAATGATCTTGTTTGCCTAATATTCGATATCCATAGCCCTTAGGATCTAATGTTATCTTACTGTAAAATTCATTTGATTTGGCGGCTTTATCTTCCATGTTAAATCCTCGAAATATCCAAGAATCAAGTGGAGAATCATCAGTCATTAAAGTATTAAAGGTGTCAGTTACTGATTCTACGCTTTCTTCCGGTAAGCCAACCATAAAAGAACCGTGTAGCATTATTTGATTTCCCCACTTACCTTTAAGGTATCGTAAGGTTGCAAGTTGCTTTTCTTTAGCCATGCCCTTGCCAATGATTTCACCGGTGATTTTATTCCACGATTCGATACCCATGTAGGCTCCACGCATGCCACTGTCTAACAGTAAATCAGCTGTTTCTGGATGGGCCGAGATTAAATCTAATCTTATATATGCCCAATATTCCAATTTAAAAGGCAAGCGTTTTGAAACATTATACATCATCTGCACTTTATCCACGCTATCATTAAAGGTATCATCGGAGAATATATATCTAGTTACTTGATATTTTTCGTAGTTTTCTAAAAATTCATTATATAAGAATTCTTCACTACGAATAAAATCTAATTTCTTTTTACCATTTAATGGATAACTACAAAATGCACACTGGAATATGCAGCCACGAGCAATCTCAATAGGTAATGTTTCTCCTGGTAATACTACATCATATGTTTCGTACGATGTCCTAGATGTTGCTATATCAAACCCATCTGCTTTACTATCATTTATTATAATAAATCCATTAATGCTTCTATATGATTTATTAAGTTTTTCGCCATTTAATAAATGATTTGCAAGATTAACTATACTCATATCTGCATAACCACATACTACATACTCATAATCTTTATTCCAACTAGCATCAGCAGCATCAGGACCACCCAATACTATTTTACAATTAGGATTTGCGGTTTTAATAGTCTGCACTACTCGTCGATTCAGACTGTGTGCATGTGGTAACATAGATCCAGGTTTACATAACGGCCACTCGATATGACCATCGTCTCGGGTAATTACATTTTCTAAATCACGATAAAATATAGAATTAAACCCTACAAACAATGTGTGAGATGAAATTAAATGACTAAGTGTAGTCATAAGTTCATCAGGAGTCCATATATGCAAATGATTAATAACAACCACCTGATACCCTGCTTGTCGTAGGGCCGATGCAACTCGTGCAATCCCAAACAACTTCTGCATGAATATTGGCTCACTGTGATCTGTTAATAAAATAATATTTGGCTTACTATTGTCAAACATTAATCTTTCCTTTCTATATCTTCTTCGACACATTGATCGCCATATTGTATTTCAATTATGCGACATGGTCTAGTATATGGGTTAGCAAGTTGATGCCATTGTTCTTCTGGTATGCGATGAGTTGAACTTTTGGGTAGGTGCGGATTTTGTAGCGTTGTTGGGTAAACAATACTGTACTCGCTAACAGTTGCTTCGCCATCTGCAATAAACCATAACTCGGATCTATCGTAATGTTTCTGCATACTTAGGCGCTTGCCCGGATCGATGGTTAATTCTTTCACTTTTAGACCTGGAACGTCATGTAATACACGATAATAACCCCATTCTCGTAGAGTTTTAGGCGCTTTCCACTCATCTAATATCCAACTGCTACTATTGAGCTTATCCTTGCCGCCAACGCCAAATGCAAATGCAACATCTGCACATTTCATCTCAGGAATGTTATATTCTGTTCTATCGCCGCCGTTAGCAAATACTATCTCGCTGTTTGGGTACATTGCTTTAACGTTATTAATTGCTTCGATTGCAGTATCATCATCGTCGTTAAACAATATACAATGATCAACCATCTTTAAGTTTTCAATAATAGCAATACGCTCAGTGCTTGGCATAAATGCTCGGCCCTTCTTACGAGCAATCCAAGCATCACTGTTTACTCCAACAACAAGTATATGCCCAAGTGCTTTAGCAGCTTTGAAGTAGGCAATATGCCCGCTATGCAAGCAGTCAAACCCGCCCGTTACAAGCACAACTCTATTAATCATATTTTTTCTTAGGTGGGCGCATTATACCAACTGCTTTAAGTAGCGTTGTACTTTTTTTAGTAGGTTTGCCTTGTTTAATAACCGGTGTAGTAGTCGGTGTGGAAATGTTAATAACACCATCTACCGTTCGTGTTGCTTGCTCTGGGATTTCTGTCCATTGACTTACATAATCAATATAATAGTTTTCTTTATCTAACCACGGATATAGTATATCTTCTTGTCGTAAGTAACCATACGAATTAATCGAATCAACTACTGTTTGATTCAGTAAACCAAAATTAACCAAATCAAGCCAAGTTGTTGTAGTTGCATCCATTGGAGCAATTGCTGATTTATATACTGCAACATGAATCCACGGATCATTGAATTCTTTAAGCATATATGCATCTTTACAATCAAAGCCATTAACTGCAAGCATATAAATTAAACTGGTTGGAGTAAAGTTATAAAAACATCCGCTATGTGTACGACTATAGTATTTGTTATCGGCAACTCCGGAATGTTGTGGAATGCTTAAAATTAGCATAGCATCAACATTCATTTGCTCATTCCACACTTTCAATGTTTCAATTGGGTTAGTGCTATACTGTAAACTATCGTGCGACCACATTAAATCAGCCAATACAGGCAAACAGAATTTATTAAAATCTTTTTCAAGTTTATGTATGTTAATAAGATCGGGAACTTTTGATAATTTAGCGGCGTCGCGGTCAATAGCAAAACAATTATAGTTGTATGGAACAGGCGTATCATCGCGTGACTCTAATGTAGCCCACCAAGTGATATCTTCACCAGTGCCACAGCCTATGTCTACAATTGTATGTAAACTATCAAGGAAGCTATCATATTCCCTAAGTTGATTTAATACCTTAAGTGCATGTCTAGCCATTTTTTAATATCCTAAAAATAAAATCTTTGCTGAAAGTAGTGTAAGCTTCTATAAATTTTGCAGTATATTCTTCTTCAGTTTTAGTATCGTTGCTTAGTCTTGCGAATCGTAGTTCTTGAGAATAATGCACGAGTTGAGCTTTGCGACGCATATAATCTAATATGTCTGTGTTGTCAGTTGAGGTGATATGGGAAGAAATATGTTTAATTTCTTCCCATTGTTCCAATAATTCGTCTACAGGATTAGTTAATTGTTGCATCTTCCATTCCTGCCGTACGCAGTCTAACAATATGTCCTATCATGTATGATTTCGCTTCGAGCCCTTTCATAATGCCAAGCCACTTGTTGCGCAATAGTGCAACTTCGTTAATAATTGTTTCCATATCAATAACTTCGCTTTCGCCATCAACGTACTTTTCAGCATCTCTCGATGTTAGCGCACGTGCATATCCTTCGAGATACTTTTTATAGTGATCTTGACGAATTTTACGTAGTTTAATGTTTAGAAAGTTAAGCACCGCTTCAATCTCTTGTAACTGATTGAAACGTTGCTCTGTAACGCCTGGGAGCATTGCTAGTCCCTTTTCAATATTGCCAAACACCTTAACTTCATTTTTCGCCTGTGCTAGTTCAGCACCATAGTAATCAATGAAGTCAGGGAGTCTGCTAATATCTTGTACTACTTTGTTATACCACATATTTACTCGTCGTCGTAGTCGTTTTCGGGTTCAGCTTCTTCGCCTAAGTATTCCTCAACTGCTCGTCGCAGATATGCATCAGTACCGCCAAACTTCTTCAAATCTGCTTCTGTAATGCTGTGGTCTGCTACAACATTAATAACATGATCTGCTACTGCTTGTCTGTCCTTTTGCGAGATGTACTCCTTAACTGTAAGCCACATTTCACTCAAAATTTCTACATCTACACTCATTCTGCTTCTTCCTCTGATTTAACTGTATCTTGTTTACTTAGCATATCAGGATTGTCTTGAAGATCTTTCATAATTTTGTCTAGACAGTTGTTATCATTACGTTCCCACGCTTTGCGGAATTGTTTAATAACTGTGCCATCAACTGCGGTATACTTAAGACTGTTACCATCTTTAGCCAAAATACCTTTTTTCTCACTTAAATCAACTAGTCCACTGTACGGGCTCATACCTGTTTCATATGGAATTTGTACTTGTACTGATTCAAATGGTTTAGCATAACGTGTTTTCATAATCTTACAAGCTGCACGTATACCAAGTACTTCAGTAACTTTGTTGCCGTCTTCGTCAATTTTAAGTTTTAGTTTACGCATAGCAACTACAATACTTGATGCGTAGATAAAGCCTTGTCCGCCACTGATTTTATCATCTGGGTCAAACATATCTTGACTTGCGTATGTGTGGTTCGTACACACTAAGCCCACGTTGTAGTTACCAAACAT